CTAATCCTCAAGATTTTGATCTGAGTGCTAATCCTAGAATTCTTATATTGGAGTCAATTGGAGATGTTATAAACACGGACGGCGCCGATGCATGGAAGAATCAAGACGGATCAGACTTTGTTGCTGGTGCCAACGATATCATAGAATGGACAGGCACAGAATGGCAGGTTGTGTTTGATTCTAGTGACTCGGATTCCACAGTAACACCAGTTTACACTACAAATCTAAACACAGGTGTTCAGTATAAATTTGCTGGCTCAGAATGGCTGTTGTCCTTTGAAGGCGAGTATCCGACCGGCACTTGGCGTATTGAGTTTTAAATTACGCTTAGTCTCTTCACAGTAATTGTGCCATTCATGCCAGAGTGTAATTGGCACTGATACTGATAATTGCCAGATAGACTTTCTTGAATTCTCCAGTATAGTGTTCCAGAATCAAATCCCTGTGCTGACGATCCTGTACTGACAGAGCCTGTAGCGCTGACATGCACCAGTCCAGAAGATATAGCAGTTCCTCCAGAATCCTGTATTTCGAAAGGATGACCGCCTATTTGATCGAGGTCAAACGCTATCGTAGTGCCCGAAAGTGCATAGATAGTAGGATTGTCTCCGGAGTAATGCGAGTCAAATGTATATGCACTTGCTCCGTTGTTGTTAACTCTTAAAGTAACAATAGCAGCCTCAAATATGTCATTGACGTCAATGCCTGCATTACTGACGTCTGTGAGTTCGTCAAAGTTTGCGGCACCGCCTGCTGTTCCTGTGTAACTTATAGTAAGTGTATCACCAGATACAGAGGTTGTGATATCTGTACCGCCGGACACAGTTAGTGTGTCTGTGGTAGTATCTGCTGTGGTAGATCCCGAGTCTGCGGACACAGTTTCAAAAACATTCTGATCAGGGTCGCCTCCTCCGCCAGTCACTGCTTGCCAGCTTAACTGTCCAGCACCGTCTGTGGTTAACACTTCTCCGTCTGCGCCGTCTGCTTGCGGCCAATTTTGATTGTCAAGAATTATGCTGCCTGTTCCAGCTGTAATAGAAATATCATCTACTGCTGTAAGTGATATTGAAGAGTCGCTGTCTAGCGCAAGTGTTCCTGTACCAGTTGAAGAAAGTGTAGTAAACGACACTGCTCCTTGAAAGTCTACGTCCGGTGCGACTGTGATTTCGGCACCGCCTGCGGTGTCAAGTGTGGTGCCTGTGAATTCAAAATCTCCCAACTGCGGCGGTGTATAACTAAAAACTCCAGTAGTATCGTTGTAAATTAAACCAGCAGTGCCGGCAGCTTCTACTGTAACACTGAAATCTGTTAGACTTGCAGCACCTATCCCAGTAGCGGTAGGAGGAGTATATTGAAACAGCCCTGTAGTATTATCATATGCAAGTGCACCGTTACCGCTAGGAGTACCTTCGTTGTCTATATCAAGGGCATCTAGTGTAATTACCGCAGGAGTGTTGGTAAAATTGTTGTAATTTAGATAATAGCTGCTGTCAAATCCGTCGAGAGTATCAGCATCGAGTCCTGCGCCTCCTTCTGCTATGTCTGTTCCGGGAGCCCACTTTGCACCGTCCCATTTTAGAACTTCGCCTGTGCTAGGAGGATTTGATTGGGTGTCAACATCAGACAGAAAGTTTATGGAAAAACTATCGAGGTTGATAGTCACTGCATCGGAGTCTGTCACAACCTCCGTTGATATATTTTCTCCGCCTAAGAAGGTTAATGTTGACACACTGCTAGGGTTGAAAGAACCACTATCTGTGTTAATCAGTTCAAACGATGAACCACCGCCAGTCGCTGGATCTACAAATGAAAACGCACCTGCTCCGTCTGTGGCTAATACCTGTCCGTTTGTACCGTCCGCGATTCCAAAGTCTAATATGCTAACAGGTGTGTTATCTAAATCTGCATATGAGTTTGAGTATGCTGTTTCACCAAGAGGAGATACATAACCCGCAGCTTCGACGTCAGAGTGGAAAATGTCGGTTAGCAGTTTGCGCCATTCGCCTGCGTGAGCATAGTAAAGAGCACCTGTTTCATGCACATGCATTATCATGCCGTGATAGACACCAGCATCATAGTTTATTAGGTCTGATTCTAGTTGTATTGCGTTTGCATATTTTATTATGTTATTGCCAAAATCGTAGGTGCCTTCTACCCACTGAAGCTCATCGCCTTCGTCTGGTTGATAGAAGACGTTTGTAAGCACTCCGGCTGTTTGCAGTATAGAATCAAATGCTGTGAGGTCTACATTTTCAAGGTTTGCTTTTGCTGTTTCTTGGCCTCCTATAGTGCTTCCGTCATAGACTCTAATGGTGCCTGTGTCCGAGTTTACGTAGATTTCACCTGATGAACCTGCAATTCTATCAAGGAATTGTTGATTTCTTGGTATAATTCGGATATTTTTAAATAGTTCGCTCATAGATGTATTCCGTTGATAAAGTATTTATTTGATTCGAATTGATTTATCAGCTGAGAAATTGCAAATAAGTATTAGCATGAGTCATATCTGTTCAGGCGCACTTTTTTTTGCTCGAGACACTAAAAGATTCCTGTTTCTACACAGGACGCAGAGCAAGCGATCTCGAGTTTGGGGTATTGTGGGAGGGAATAATGAATCAGGGGAAACTGCTTGGCAGGCCTGTGAGCGTGAAATTTTCGAAGAAGTTGGCGAAGTTTTGATACAAAAAACAATACCTCTAGAAACTTTTGTTTCTCATACTAATAATTTTGTATTTCATACATATCTCTGCATTGTGAAACAGGAGTTTATTCCTGTGTTAAACCATGAACATGATGGATATGCGTGGGTAGCTTATTCAGCATGGCCTCGGCCGTTGCATTATGGTGTTAAAAATACACTGAATAAAAAAGTAAATCAAAAAAAATTAAAGACTGCGCAATTAATTGTTACGATTATATAGTAGTATAAGTTTCTCAATAATTAAATTTAATTTTGTTACCACTTATTAATTGGGCATTTTGCGTTTTTTGCTTTTGTTTTTAGTCTAACTAAACAATTACATTCTTTGCACATCAGTAAAGGTGCTGAAGATAAATGTTCACATTGTTTGCAAATATCATATCTTTTTTGTGAATCTAAAATAGTATTGATATTTTTGTTCCTAATCGGTTTTGTAATGTGCTGGTATATAATTTTCCGTTCCTGTCAGATTATCGTCGTACAACACCCATGCAAGTTTGTCTTCTTCCCAAACATAGATATTTCCATCGTCAGGATGAGGTGTAGGAGCTACCCATTCGTCTTTCTGCCATATCCATGACTCAAACGGTTTCGGGTACCTAGGTTTATAAAATGAAATTTCCTTTTCCACATAGTTGTCGCTTTCGTTTACCCATATAAAAAGTGTATAATTTTTTTCAGGAGAAACTGGCAAAACTACAGATTCTACAAATTCTTGGTCAGTAGATACGTACCACATTCCAGAAGGAGGATACTCTTGTGAATCAATCTCAATGCCTTCTTCTTTAAGGACATAACCGAATTTTAAGTTATTGAATTTTATATAATTAGAATCTAGATCTTTTTTAAAACCAAGCAACAACTGTGTTTCAGTATCTGCTGGATCAAAATCTGAAATATTCCATTCAAAATTAATTAAATCACCTATCACTTTTATATCCGTCATTTTATGCCTCAAGTCTATATCTAATTACTGCAGTGCCGGATCCGCCGCCGGATCGAACGCCACCTGCATTTCCAGCATTGTTTCTCAGAGGGTCTCCGGAATTTCCAGGAGTGGTGGCATTACCATTAAACGTAGATCCGCCAAATCTAGCATAGTGGGTTCCGCCACCACCACCACCAGCGCCTACTGAGTCTCTGTTAGCAAGGTTTCCGCGGTTGCCGCCGCGAAAACCGCCGCCGCCTCCTCCGCCGCCGGACTGGTCGCCGCCGGCTGTGCCGCCGTTTTGTCCATTAGTTCCTGATCGTCCGCCTGCTAGGCCTCCTGACCCAGTTCCGTTAAACCCGTTCTGGCCGCCGCCACCGCCGTTACCAGCATTGCCGCCGTTTTCCGCGCCGCCGCCTCCTCCGCCGCCGCCGGCTGCTGCAAGAAGCGTACCGCCGTTATATAACAAGGTACCGGCGCCGCCGCCGCCGCCGGGTGACGAACAACCGCTTCTACCGGGATTCCAGCCTCTGCCGCCGGCTGCGCCGTTTGGACCGGTGCCTCCGCCGCCGCGGCCGGATCCTGCTATACATCCTCCTGTGGCGCCACCGCCGCCACCGCCGACACTTACAGTGAAGCTAGTACCGTCGTTAACAGGTATATTTCTAGCTATAACTGCTCCTCCGGCACCGCCAGGTCTACTTCGGCCGGAGCCGCCACCGCCGCCGCCAGCGCCCCACGCATAAAATTCTACCTCTGGTAAATCGCCTGCTGTTTGGACTGAAAAAGTTTGATTGCCTCCGGTAAAATTAAACCTATGGTAATTAAAGGTACCATCCGACGTAATAGTACCTCCTGTGGCTTCTATAGGTGTAAATCCAGCAAATTTGGCTGCTGATGCAGCTCCCGCTATTGTGCTAATTAAAGGCATTATAGTTTTAACCTCCTGTTACGCAAAGTCGGTCTGAGATGCAAAAACATTAAAATTACTAGATCCGACTTTTATTATGCTTATCAAATAAACGTCTACACTGTTTGCGTTTCCAGAATCAGGAGCAGATCCGCCTTGCCATCTAATAGATGTTGACGATCCGTCGATTGTAAATCCTGTTTGTCTATATCCAGTACCGCCGTTAGTGTTAAAAAAAGCAATTGTAATAGACTGGCCAACTTCTAACATGCTATCTAATGTTGTAGAACTATCTCCACGAACATTTAGGGTCCAGTTTCCGTTTGCAGATGATGTGTAGTATAAAACTGGTTGTGTTTGAACATCAAACTGTATAGTGCCGGATGAAGCAGCACTGACCACACTTACTTTTTCTATAATTTCTTGAATTTTTGTAGTACTAGATAAAGTAGTTATACCAGCAACATTAATCTCTCCACCGATACCGACTCCGCCGTTTACTACTAAAGTTCCTGTAGAAGTTGAGCTGCTAGATGTATTACCTAATAAACTAAGTTGTCCGCTACTAGGTCGAAAATTAATCTTTGAGCTCGACACATTAACTGACGAAATAGTATTAGAATTTGCAGTAGTTAGTAACGGAAAATATGTGTCAGTATCTGCTGATTGATCTGTTACCTCTATTGTAAGATCTGTAAATGAAAGATTACCAGATCCGTCAACTGTGAGGACATCTCCTGCTGACCCTATATCTACAGGAAGTGTCAGGGTATAATCTGATGTTATCTCTGGTGTTTGAATAAACACGCTGTTGTCTTCTGAGTTGTCATTAAACACCAAGGAAGACCCACCTTGTATCCTTAAATTGGAGTTTACTACAGTTTCGCCGGCGCCATTAGGCGCAAACTCTATATTTTCATCAGCAGGCAGAGTTCCAAAAACATTTTCAGTACTGAAATAGTTTCCTAATATCGATCTACCTGTTACACCTGTTGATATTCTTCTTGGCATTTTGTATCCTTGTTAGCTTGTTGGAGTTTCTATTCCGTATACTACAACACTGATGTCTGTAGAATTTGAATAAACAATAACTCTTTTGTCTTCATCTAGCACAATGCCCGAACGTTCTAATACACCGCTTCCTAGCAATTCCGCATCGAACTCTATCCACTCTTCATTTGTAGCTGATGCGTCTGCGGCAAGCGCCACCCTTATTGATCTAGATTGTGGGTTTCGGTTTGTAACATTTATAGTTACAACTGAAAATGTATTTGCAGGCACTGTGTACACTGTTGTTTCTGTAGTTGCAGCAAGATCCGCTGTTCCTAGTATTCCTGTTGCCATTTATGTCTCCGTTTTGTTATCTTAAAAAGTATTGAAAGGCCAGCGGTATACCTAATACCGTTCCTCTAAATCTTATATTGCCAAATATATTTATTGGTTCTCCGTCAACAGATGAAATTTGGTTTCCGCCGACGAATATATTACCTGCAGTAACACTATTTACATTAAGTGATGCACCGCCGCCGCCAATTTGCGACTCGATATACGATTTTACTGCTCTCTGCGTTGGTACAATATTATCTGAATTTGCAGTAAAGAAAGGATCTGTGGAGAACTCATTAATTGCTGCAGAATTACCTCCTAGTGAAACCTCACCTAGTGTAAGTTCTTGCAAACCTGCAAGGTTAAATGCATCTGCGGAAATTGTAGCAACACCAGTGCTTTGCTCTACAGAGAACAAATCACCTACTCTAAAATTACCATCTTGGTCGGTAGACGTAAAGAATACTCTGCCGCCGTTTTCGCTGCGTGTTTCATTATTTTGGTCAGGAACGTTAAGCGGCTCTCCGAAGAAACGACTTGGATAGTTTGTTTCTGAAAAACTGCCTGTTCCGATATCTAGGAAATCGTGTCCAGTTAATCTTACCTGCGAATATCTAATTCTAAGAGTAACTTCCTCTTCGTCCTCTGGAGCTTCTTCAATTGTGAGTCCAGGAGATATTTGTAGGAACGCTGTATAAGCACCGTCGTTATTACCTACAAAACTGATAGTTGTAACCAATTTGAAATATCTTCCAGATAGGTTAGCAAATTCAACATTAGAACCGTCTACAGGTTGCTCTGATATCCACTTAACTGCTATCTGATCAACTGCTTGGCGGAAGTCAGCTTCGCCATTTGAATTTTCAGCATTAACATCAGCACTTGCTTCTGAATAATTGCTGCCTCTGCTAATGAAGGTTGGATTTGCAAGAGCACCCTTGCCTAGTCTTGGCAGAAGAATAACATCTTCTGTGTTACTCGGATCTGTTACAGTTACGGTAGGTTCAGTGCTGTAGTTCGACCCTGGCTCTTTCAATCTTATTTCAAATATCTGTTCGTTTGAAACACTTGCTCTGCCTGTTGCTCGAGCACCAAGATTAGCAACTGCTAGGGTGCTATCTGACGCAACAGAACTAGCAACAAATGTAGTTGTTCTATCAGGATTTCCATGAGCAACTGCAGAAAAACCTGTGGTTACATTGGTATCAACTGACTGAGCAGACCATTCTAAGCCATACTCAGAATGATATACTACAGAATTTTCTGTTGCACTTGTAATTACAAAAACACCCTGTCCATATGCAATTTGTTCAGGTTGATCTATTGAAGTAACTCCTGTGTCTGTCCAGGTTATACCATCAAGACTGTAAAGGACACTTCCTTCTGAACTGATAAGTATGAATCTTCCGTTACCCCATTTGATATCAGTCCATGTTCCTGAAGTTTCGACGTCCGTTGTGTTATCCCAATCAATTCCGTCGGTAGAAAATGCAACCTGCGCTTGACCTGACAGTGCTGCAACAAACAGTCCCTTACCATATGTAAGACAGGAAAATCCAACAGCAGGTAGTGCGTCTGTTGTGGTAACCCAGCTATCAGCGCTGTTTTGACTGTATACAACATCTCGGCTATTGTCGCTGATAGCTACAAATCTGTTGTTGTCAACAGCTATATTGCCAAATGCAATATTTTTATCGCCTGATGTAGGTAATCCGGATGTAGAACTCTGCCATGCTGCTGCATCCGAAGAATAGTTAACAGTGCCATCCTCAGAAATTGCTGCAATCAAAGCTGATTTAAACAGCGAGGATCCGTCGTCTAGCAGTCCTGTTGCAAGGTCTCTCCAAGGACTTGTAGTTGCCATTGTTTCTGTAGTCCAATTTACGCCATCTACGCTGGTATGAGCAATTGCGCTTGAATCTTGGTCAACACCTACAAATAGACCTTTTTCGCCGTAGCCGCCAAAGTCAAAATCAAGCACAGTGCCTGAATCGTCTAGAGAAATCAGTGTCACTGTGATATCATTTGTTGGAGTAGCTCCCCCTAGAAGAGTGCCATTGATCGTAACAGTTTCCAGTCTCTCGTATCCTGATCCTGCAGAGTTAAGAGCAACATAGTATTTTGATCCTACTCTTACAACATCGAAAGACACGTTTGACCCAGAACCTCCTGTTGCTGCAACATTCGTGTATTCTTCTGATGTTTCAAAATATTCAATTGCAGACAGAGCCACCGAAGAATCCAAAGCACCAGTTGCTACAGAGCTGCTAGGAGCAGAAAATTCTATTCTAGGTTCGATCTGATATACAGAAGTAGAGTTTGGCTCCACTATAGGAATACCCGGCACTACATGCTCCCAGCCTGCACTACCGTCTTGTTTGACAACTGTGGCTTCTTTCGAACCTGCATTATAGGTATCAATGAAACCATACTGACCTTCGCCGGCGCCGCCTACAATATAGATTGCCATTCCAGGATATGCAGCGCTCAAACTTCCGTCTGTGGCTGCAAGGAATATGCCGGTTAGGCTGCCTTCCTGTGCAGTATTGCTCTGAACAGTGTATCCTTCTCCGCCAGGAGGCACGCCTTCTGTTGCGCCTATTCGAGTTTGGAATACTGCGTCGTCTCTAAATTCATCTGCTTCTGTTTGAGCTCCTGTTCCTGCGCCAAATATTTCAATTTCTGCTTCTGTATAATTGTTACCAGCATGTTGAAATTCTAAGGCTAAAATTTGGTCGCCATCAACTGTAACATTTGATACAGTAGCATTAAACTGTGATCTGTTGTCTACAACTGCTCTTACAGGAGTTTCTTCAGGATCTACGCCTTCTGCTACTGAACCAAATGTGCCGTATGAATTGTTGCCGTTTGTTGCTCGGATTCTTCCGCCGTTCTCTGCAAGATAACCTATATGAGCATAATAAGAGAACACTGATACAAGTTCTGCTCTGCCATTATTAGTAATCCATGCACCTATTCCGTCTGAGATTAGCTGAGTAAAATCATTAGAAACAATAGAATCGTTGCCTGCAGCGTGTAATTCTCCGTCGATCTTTTGACCTATAGCAGCTTCGCCGAATGTAGAAACATTTTGTACATAAGGAGATCTTGCTGTAATATGCACTCTCTCATCTTCTGGTCCCCAGCCTGGATCAAGGCTGCAATACGCGCCGGCGGTAGGCCTGCGAGTACCAAATTCGTTTTCGGGAGTTAGATCTCCGCGCAGACCTGCTACTGACTGCAATCGTATGCCAGTTGCATTTCTAAGATAGTACATATCTTCTTCCTGAGATCCGATCACAGAATTAGTATAATATCTTGCTGCTAGTCTATGCCTATAGCTTGCTGATCTATATATAACAAAATCGTTAACTGATCCTTCGCCACTATATGATCTTTCCCATACTGAAGGATAAACTAAATCCCATTTAATCGAATCTATGTATTCTCTTACATCTCTAGCACATAAAGTTTCATTATAATCATATGAAGATTTAATATCAAATGCTCCGGTCCATTCCTGAGTAAGATCAACTTCTTGAATTTCTCCTGCAGATAATTCACCAATTTTAAATTCTGTTGAACTTATAATTTCAGTTACAAAGTATTGAGTGTCGGGTGATAATCCTGCATCTGTAAGATTTGTAGTGTCGTCTTCAAACTGGATAGGCTGATTTCTAAACAACCATTCGGTATTAGATATTGTAAGGGTGTTTGTGCTTGTGTTAATATCAGTAACAGAATCTTGAAAATAGTCGTCTACATAAGCTAATACTTCTTGTACTATAAATTCTTTGTTTAGTTCTAACTGGAACAACGCATTATAGACTTCTTGATCTTCGACTTGATCATTATTTCCTTCTGCAAATCCTGTAAAAATAGCATCGTCTTGTTGCTGAAATGTTGCATTAATGGTATTTTCGAATGCTTGTTCTTCATCGGTAGTTCCATTAGGTATATAGTCAGCTATAATTAATCTTCTTACAAATTCAAAAACTGCAGTACGCGCTTCCTTGTCTTCTTGGGAAAGTACATCTGTTACAGAATTAACATAGAAGTTTGTTTGTATGATTGCCGCGACATTTGTAGAAACAGCAAAGTCGTACTCTAATGCTTCAACAATATCTGCGATTGCAGCTTCATATTCAGATTGAGTGTAAACTAAGTCTGCGAAGTTTGCGTTAATAAAACTAATTGCTTGAGATTGAATTGTAGAAATATTAGAATCTAGGGTCGATACTACAGTTTCTTCGTATGTCCCAACTCCTACTGTAGGATAAACTATTGCAACAGTTCCTTCCCCATTTTCTACAATGTTAGAAATATCTGTAAATAATGCATTTATTCTATTAGCAACAGTTGATGTTCCGGAAGGTCCATTTAAAATCTGTTCAATATTGGTCTGAAGAGCAATAACTTCTGTTCCTGTAGCAACATCTCTTGAAAGATTGTTAAGAAAATCATACACATCTAAAGGCAATTGTTCTTCTGCTGGGTCAATAACTAAAGTTGCAATATTTTCGTCGTAATAGGAATTTCCTATCCTTACACTCTGCCAATTGCCTTCATATGTTAAATCATATGTCACAGCATCAATTACAGCAGCAACATCTTTCTTTACTTTAGTCTTTGAATAGTGCTTCACAGACGGACTGTTTTGGTTTATAAATTCAATAGTTTCTGCTTTAAGGAATTCTAAGTTCAATCTTAAAAGATCTCTACCGTATCCGAACTCTGGTGCGTCTAAAGAATAGGTAGGTTCGAACTCTGCAGATCTCAAATCACCAATATTAAAGTCTATATTTTTTCTGATGCTTCTTGCTAGTTTTTCAGTCTGCTCGCCTACTTGGACAGTTTCGGCAAAGGGCCATTCTTGACTCTGTAATTGTGTATTCGCAGGACTAGAAGTTACTGTAGCACCGGTGACTATATCCCCTACGATTTGTTCTACTCTTTTTAAACCAGCAAAAGAATATCTAAAATCTTCTCTCGGAGTAAGAGTGCTGTTTACAGTATTTCTAGCTTCTACTCTTGTAGATCTAAGTTCGTCGCCTAAGACACAACATTTTGCAGGTACAATTATAGGACAAACTTCTCTATAAGTTCCAGTAGATACTTTAATTAATGTATGTGGTTCGAATTCTACAGGAATGTTATCGTCATTACCTGCTTCAATTGCGTCTTTTATTATATTAACAAGGTTTTGAACTTCTTCAGAAGAACCGTCTTCTGAGTCAATAGAAGAATTTGTGTATTGGTCTGCAATTCTTGTAGAATTATCTCCTCTAAGAATTTGATAGTTTTCGTCCGGAGATTGCTGTTCTAGCACTGCTTGCATTACCTGCAGGCTGTAATTAATAGCAGCGACAGTTTCTTCTTCCTGTCCTAAAGTGTAAAATTGTGCAGCATTATTTACATATTCTAGAGCAACTTCTCTTGAACGAGCATTTCCTCCATGAGCAATGTCCCATACTACTGCATCTACAATGAAACCAATGTCTCTTTCGCATTTAATACTATTGAAAGAAAAATCAGTAGTAAACGGCGCTGTACCATTTTCAATTTGTTCTTCTATCCATTCGCTAGTTTCTCTCTGAATAAATCTTCTATTCAGCTCTAGTAATTCTGTGCTATTAGGTTTTTTAGTGCCCTTTTCAATTTGCTCGCAAGCATAGCGAATAGAGCGCCATGGTCTATCTGTTGATTTACCATATATTGGCGCCGGACTGTTTGTTCCATACTCGGTAACATAATAAACATCTTCTATGCTTCCGATAAATTCCCACTCAGGAATTCCTTCTGGAGAAACTGTTAATATTTGTCCGTTTTCGCCTATTGGTAATCTTTGAGGCGTAGTATCGGCAAAATAAACCAAATCGCCTGTTGTGGTAAGCACGCTCTGTTCTGTGCCTATTGCTAACACACTCCAAAACTCTGAAGAATCTGCTACATCGGGGGAATTAACACTGTCTTCTGCTATGTGATAGGAATTAGCTACAAACGAACTATCTAAGAATCGTACAACATCGCCAGTATAATACTCACCGCCGTCTATCCATTCGCCTCTCCATTCAAATCCTGAGTTCAGTCTCTGCCAGAATTCTTCATTTGGCGGTTGTTGATTTGAGTGATCTTTAACAGCTCTGTATGTAAATCCGCCTAAACGTACAACTTCTCCAACTCTGTATTCTACATTAGAAGAATCTTCATTCCAGTCGCCTAGAAATTTTAATCCTTCAGAGAAAAGTTGCCATTGTCCGTTGTCACCTGTAGGGAAATCAGAAACATTATCAGATACTGCAATATATTGATTGCCGCCGTATTTTACAATGTCGCCTGACTGATATTTTCTAGTAGCATCCCATTCGTCTTCAAATTGGAATCCTTCTACAAATGCCTCCCAAAAACTCGAATCAGTTTCGAATTCTGTGCTACTGTTATGATAATCTAAGGAGATCCAAAGTTTGGCTCCTCTTTGAACTACATCGTTTTTCTTATATCGAAAGCCCGGTGTCCAATCAGATAGATATTCAAATCCTGCGTTGAAGACCTCCCAGTTTGCATTATCTTCCTCGAGCCCTAAATCATTAGTTGCTGCTGATGTGTGGTCTTGAATACATACGTAACTTATGCCGCCGTATTTGACAAAGTCATTTACTTTATAGTCGAAAGAAGTTTCCCAGGCACCTTTCCAATCTAGTCCTTCTGCAAATACCTGCCATTTTGTAATGTCGGCTTCTAGTCCTTGGGTAGAATCTTCAGCGGAAATATGATCTTCTGTTGAAATATAAAGTCTAGCACCATAGCGAACTATGTTGTCTACAAGATATCTTTCTCCCGGCTGCCACTCTCCTCTCCAACTTTGTCCGTCTGCTATGAGATTCCATTTTGAAGGCACTGCATTTAGGTCATCAAAAAATTCTGTAGAACTGTCGTGACCTATAACACATATAAAAGACTTGCCGTTAAATGATACAACATCGTCCTTGTAATATTCATTACCTGAACTCCATTCTCCCTTCCAGACAAATCTTATTCTTCCTAATTTAAATTCAGCCATCTATAAACTCCGCGCTGTTGTTATTTATCACTATTGCATACTATCGTCGAATGATCTCAGTAATAGTGACTGAGTTATCATTGTTCCGGAAATATGCGTGGGGGCTCCTGTTCTTGGATCAGTGCCCTGTAAAGTCGCCTGCCTAGGAATATCGATGAAAGGTTCTGCAATTACATCTATAGTGTTGGCAGGACCGCCTAGTCGTATCCTTCCTGATATAAGAGTATTTGTTTCGAGATTTTCGCCGCCGACTGAAAGACGTTGTGCAAGAAAACTTGCTACAGCTCTTTGAGTAGGTACAATATTATCTGAATCCTGTGTGAAATTTGGATCTGTACTAAATTCTCTAACAACTGTGCCCGAGCCACCTAGTCTGATTCCTCCTAGAGATAATTCATCAAGTCCCTGCAGATCAAAAAATTCAGCTGATATTGTAATAATACCAGTTGCTTGATTAACAGCAAACAAATCGCCGCCTCTAAAGTTTCCGTCTTGGTCTGTAGAAACATAAAAAACTCTGCCGCCCGCGAACTCTCTTACTTCGTTACTAGGAGTTGCTGTAAAAAAGTTGCCGCCGGCATAAATTTCAGGATAGTTTGTAAGCTCGAAATTTCCAGTTCCAATGTCAAGAAAATCATGGTTTGTTAATCGTATTTTACTTAGGTTTTCTATAATTGTAACAGTGTCGCCGTTACTTATGTCATTTTCTAATGTAAGAGCAGGAGATACCTGTATTTCAACTAGGCTTGTTCCTTGATTAGTTCCGTCATCGCCGAGATTTGTAACTCTAGCAGCAGAAAACTCTTTAAGCTGTGTAGGATTTTCATTATCAAACACGCCGCTAATTAACACTTGAGATCCAATATCTGGAACGTTGGATACATTATTAATTGTTAATATGTTATCTGCAGGAATAACATCTGCAAATCCATCACCAGTTATTAGGACATCTGCTTGAGAACTTACATATCCTGCACCACGGTTTATAAAATCGGGTTGGGCAAGAACACCTGATCCTAGTCTAGGTTCAATAGCTGCTTCCACCGTTGCTACGTTATCAAAAAGAACAATTGCAGGCGGAGCTGCAGAATCGTACCCAGATCCCGGATCCCAAATTTTCATAAAACTTATCTGACCTTGTCTCACAAAGGGCCTCATAATAGCAGGTTTTCCTGTGCGCACGATCCCAACACCGTTTATTGTTGTGCTGTCCGCAAATAAGAACCATTCTGGCCTCGTGCCAAAACTAGCAACTCCGAACGTAGTCCATGGTAGTAGTTGATCTAACACATACTTTTGCCAACTTAAACAGTTATATGAAGTATAAAGTGAACCTACATTGTCTATTGCCAAAAATATTCCTTGATAGTATTTCAAAGTAATAAATGTTCCAGAGCTTTCACCTGCGTTGCGTGGTTCATTTCCTTCTATCCAATTAATTCCGTCAAAGCTGTAAAAACATTCTCCAATCGATGTAATTGCTACAAATTTGTTATCTCCGTAAGTTAAGGCAATAAAATCATATAGATTTTCGTCGTCTATCTGTGGTAATGCCGAATCGTTTCTTGTCCAAGTTATGCCGTCATTAGAAGTAGCTGTTGCTCTATCTGAAGTAGATAATGCTACAAATTTTCCTTTTCCGTATGTTACAAATTGATATGCAGGAACAGTAGAATCTGCTGTAGAATCGCTGTCTGTGTCTTCTGGAATTTCAGTTATTTCCCATGTTTCTCCAGAGCTACTATACGCAACAGCATTAGAATTATTAGAGATTATGACAAATAAATCGTTTCCGTATACACCGTCTACCCAGTTTTGTAGCTCTGGTAGAGGACGTTCTGACCATGTTTCGCCGTCGAGACTAAATGCAACTTTGTCTTCTAGAGAAGCAACTGCAACAAATCTATTGTTACCACTTATAATTCTCGTAAAATCTCCAACAAATGGAAGAGTAACCTCAGTATAATTTCTTCCATTATCTGAGTATAACGCAAGGTTTGGATTAGCTACGTTTACCAGTCGACCGGCTCTTCCTGTTCCGTCAACTTCTAGAGAAATAATACTATTTGTGCTATCCTCGCTTACTTGGATTATTTCTACAATAAGGTCATTATTGGGACTAGAACCATCAAACTCTGTGCCCGAAATTACAAAGGAGTCGCCGGCAGCATACCCTGCCCCTCCGTCTGTTATTGTCGCAGAATAATCTCTTCCAGATTTTGTAACTTCTATAACAGCAGATTGGTCTAAAACTTCCGGGTCTCCTTGACTACCGGTAGGCAACTCAACATCTGCATAAATTTGAGTAATTTCTCCATAAACCGAATCGGTGTATGTTCTATCAAAAGGCAGATTTGAATATTCTTGCTCAAACGGGGGTTGGTCTACATCTACTCGAGGCTCGACCCTATATTGATTGTTTGTATCAAGCAACCCTAAAGCAGGTGTGCCTCCAACTACATGATCCCATCCAGGTTCTCCGTCAGATTCTCTAACTACAGTTGCATCTTTTGTAGTAGGATTATAAGTATCTATAACCGCATACTGCCCTGCTGCAGGGCCAGATATAATAATAACTCTTTGACCTATGTAGTCAGTATCTATTTGATTACTATCGTTGGCAGATAAGGTTATCTCTGTTGCGCCATTAGAATTAAATTGGCAAAAACCCTGCTGTTGTGTATACCCTGAACCTCCTACAGTAGCACTGTCATCAAAACCTGAAATCTTGCCGTTGAATATTGCACTATCTCTCAAATCTGAAAATTCAACACTTGCAAAATCGCCTGCACCTATTATATCTGCATTTGCTGTTGTATATTCTTCACCTGCATTTCTATACTCGAACACAAGAATTTCACTTAGTGTTCCTCCCGAAATAGCATCTTGTACAAGTGCCTCATTATTACGGGTAAATGCGGAAACGACTTGGGGAGTTTCGGCAGGATCACTACCGTCGGCAATGCTCCCAAATCGTCCGTAAGAATTGTTTCCGTTTGTAGCTCGTATGACACCGCCTGTCTCAGCGAGATATCCAACTGCGCAATAATAACTAAAAACTGATACAAGTTCTGTTCTTGCATTATCTGAAATCCAAATTCCTATACCGTCTGACAATACTTGTGTAAAGTCGTTAGACACCATAGAACGGTTACCACCGTTATGAAGTGTGCCGTCTAATCGTTTTCCGACACATCGTGTTCCTATAGTAGTAACTCCTTGAATATAAGGTGAGCGATTTATTATCCATGTTCTCTGATCAGCAGGACCCCAGCCTGGGTCTAAGCTGACATAGGCGCCACCGTCGACAATACCATATTCTTTTCCTTCTACAGGTAATAAAAGATTGCCTAACAGGCCTCGGAGAGTTAATCCTCTCATGCCAGTTGTGTCTCGCATATAGAAAAGATTTTCTCTTTCAGATCCGTTTGCAGCATTTTCATATCGTTCGCCGGCCAGTAGAGTGCCATAATTGCCTGAATTTTCAAGATCTCTTCTTACTCCTCTAAAAAGGGTAATAAAATCGTCCTGCACTCGTGTTCTAGTAAATGTCTGTTCAGGATATTTGTTTTGTAGATATGCCCAAGATTCTGCAGCAATAAACTTCCTATTCTCCCAAAGAGCAAGAGCAGCATTAACTTCTGCAATATCTTGATTAGGAACATTCGAGCCAGATAATACAGGATCGTTTTCGCCGCCATGTAATCTAAAGTTTACATAATCTTGAAAAATTTGTATTTGTGAAAGTATTCTATTAACACCGTTAATGTCTGTTGTAGTTGTATTGAAAAGTTGTTCTTGATCATTACCTGGACTCGGTTCAACCGCATTGTTTGATAGCACAGGAAGAATAAATGTAGCCAAATGATCTATTGCATCTTCAACAAATTTAAAATCGTCTTGGTATTCTAGAATTGCTTGGTTTGGCTTTATAGTTGTAGATCTTAATTCGTCTCCAAAAATAGCAGTTCCAGCAGGAACAATTATGGGTGCAATCTCCTCAAATGTGCCAGTAGAAACCTTTACAGTAGAAAGAGTTCCAGGTGCAAAATTGTCTTCTATGTAAGAACAGGCATATTTCACAGTTCTGAAAGGTTTACTTAATGATAATCCTCTGTCTCTGTCGAACTCGTCGTCGTCGACGCCATTAGGCGAAACATACACGACGTTGCCGTCTACCTCTACTTTTCGCCAAAATACTTCTAGTTCTTCAGAAACACTAAGAACGTCTTCTGTAGTTCCAATTGCCAAAGCTGTGTCGCCTAATGTTGATCCGTCTCCGGTTTCTTCTCTTGAAAGACCAAAAGTTAAGATTTCACCTTTATAATTCAAACCTCCAGGCTGTCCAGCTTGGATAAAGGTGTCCCAATAGTCGTAGATGTTGCCGTTATCTCCAGGATAATCTTCTATGCTAGAAATATGTTCTATATTTGCTCTATAGGCGGTGCCGTTATAATAAACTATATCTCCTACAGAATATCTTTTATTTGTTTCCCATACCTGTGAAAAGACCGAACCAGGAATTAATAATTCCCACCAATCTGTATCTAGATAATCAAGAGTGCTACCGTCATACTGTGCCTCTCCGTCTACACTAGTTAGAGAAATTTGTCTTTTTGCAACAAAAAGTTGTCCTCCTCTCTGAACTACGTCTCCTGTATTATATTCATTATTAAAACTCCATTCGCCTCTAAAATTAAAAGATGCAGAAAGCTGTTGCCAATAAATGCATAGTTTGTCAGTGTAGGGGTCTGAATTGATATGATTTGTAACAGCAACATATAGAACACCGCCGCGTCTTACAACGTCTCCTATCTGGTATTCCGTAGTTTCGTTCCATTCAGATTCGAACTGATAGCCTGGAAATTCTATTTCAAATTTTTCTTCGTCAAAATTAGATTGGGACGTATGAGTTTGAGTGCATCTGAATATAGATCCGCCAAACTTAACAAGATCATTTTTTCTAAATTCGGTAGAAGGCTGCCAAGAACTTCTATAATCTACACCATTATAAAACACCTGCCATTTCTGTAAATCAGCTTCTAAGACACTCTGGGATGTGTGAGGTACTATACACTTATATACTATTCCATTATATTTAACTAATGATCCGTCTGCATAATCAGTGGCAGAAAGCCATTCTCCTAGATAATCAATATGAAAAGCAAAAAAATTCCAATTTTCTATATCTTGAGAGAACACGGAAGCTACGTGATCGACTTTGCAAACATAGACCGATCCTTTGTAATATACCAACTGGTTTTTGTTATACTCAGTGCCTGACACCCAATCGCCTCTAAATGATATACCTGTAACCATAAGAACCCAGCGTGGTTGTAGTTGCGGGGGGTCTGATTGTGGTAACACAGCATTTAGATCATCTGTGAAATTCTGAGAGGCAGTGTGCCCAACTAGACAAACATAACTAGAACCATTTAGAGAAACAACATCATCTCTCTGGTAGAAATTTCCAGAATTCCATTCTCCTTTCCATGTGTAAGTTAACCGTTCTATTGCAAATTCAGTCATTAGTTTCTCTCTGCGTCTGTATATTCTGTGTTGCTGAGCACTTGTGAATCAAGGCCTTCATTGTAACCCGGTGTAGATATTTTGTCAGGGTATGTAAAATCTTCGTTGACTCGCTGAACAAACTGGCCAGTTTCACTTTCGACGTAGTAACTTAGCGCTCTATTATCCCATTTAAGCTGTGGATACCTAAGATTAGAATACACAATGTCATGCGATTCATCTATACCTTCAAAATAACTAATTCCTTCTTCGAAGTCGGGGAAACTAGCGTCTCTTGTTCCTTCGTTATTAATAACAATGGAATTTTCGTTGCCGCCTTGTAATTGATCAATTCTGATTAAAAAAAGTTCGCCGTCGTTGTTTCTTCTTAATCCGTAAAGATACTGACGTGCTACACCGTCTAGTATGTCTTGCGGACTTTTTCCTATATAATTAGACATTACACTGTCTCCACGTAACTTAGAATTACATCTACAGAATCGTCTACTGTAGATTGAATTTTGATAGAATTATTAGGTGCTAGTATTAATTTTTCGCCGTTTGTAACTGCTCTTAAACTAGTCTGAGTAGGAAGAAGATTCTGTCTTAGATAAAAACCGTCAACGGAGGTATCATCTTTTACAATAATATCTACATACACAAAACTTGATATAAGATTAGTCAAACTAAGTCCTACTATAGTTGCTCTTTCTGCTGCTCCTACCGAAAGTATTTCAACTGGTTCAGTTCCTATGCTCTTAATTACTTTGTTTCTAAATGTATTTGCCATGATTTACCCAAATGCTATTATGTTTTCAAACGCTATGCTTTCTGCGTCTGTTCTTGACAGGCCTGCTTCTTGGCCTGCTACTGAAATCCAGTTTAAACCGTCCCATATTTCAACACGATTGTCATCTGTGTTTAATCTCATCATTCCCGGTTCGGAGAAAGCAACCGGAGGACGTTCATCACTTTGGCCAATCGGAATAACTAAACCGCTAGTACCGTCAAATTTTACGTAACCGAGATCAGTGTTGTCAAAAACAGTAACAGCATTACTTTCTGTGTTCCGTAGTACGTTTGTATTTATTGCAAGATTATCGAACACGATACTGCCAGTACCGTTCGAATTCAAAACCAAATCACTATTGCTGGCTTGTGTAGAAATAGCATTATTATCTATTACAAAATTATCTACAGTAAGTTTAGGAGCATTTACTTTTTCTTCATCGATGAAAACAACAGTTGAATCTTCAACTGTGAATCTAATGATGTTATCGTTTGCACCTGGTGAAAGTTCTGCGGTTACGTTTGTATCACCGTCTATGTCTTGGACACCATTTAGCTTAATCCAAAAGCTACCGTCGTATCCTTCGAATCTATTAAGATCAGAATTAAAGCGAATTTGCCCTGGTTGAGATAGCGGCCTTTCGGCGGTAGTGCCGACAGGAAGGTTAACAGTACCAGTTGAATCAAAAACTGTGATTTCGTTGCTTGGATCTATTACTAGATCACCTTGAGCAGAAATTACATTGTCTGTGAAGGAAATATCTTCTGCTACAACAGATCCTGCACTGTTTGCTCTTAGTTCTAGATCGCTATTTGACAGCGTAGTTTCTATATAGTTCTCAGTAATTACTATATTCTCTGTTACAATTTTCTTGACATAGAGATTTTTCCATTGTGCATCTGAAGATCCTAGATTATAGGTTTTATCTTCCGCAGGAACAATGTCGCTGTTTATACCTGCAACGAATTCTATGGAATCCTGCGAACTGTCTCCTAGTGTGATATTGCCGCCGATTGCAATATTTCCTGTAACATCAAGATTGCCTGTAATGTCTACATCATTTTCTAGATTGATTTGATCTGAATATGCAAATAGATTGATATCGCCAGAAAGACTTTCAATAGTATTTCCGCCAATTCTTATATTACCTGTCTGTGCTTTTGTAGCGTCAATGATTGTGGTATTAGAACCATCTGTAAAAGTAATACCATCTGTAGTCTCGACAGTAAGATTGTTAGTTGAAAAATTAACCTCTCCTGTGTCTTGGTTTACAAAGAATAAATCACCTACTCTGAAATCACCAAGATGATCAACACTGGAGAATCTGATGTTAGCACCGTTATTTTCTATAACTTCGTTTGCCTGTATAACAGTTGTAGGATCGTTTGTTACAGACTTCTCATTTCCAATATAGGCAAAGTTATGACCAATTGCGTAGATTCTAACACCTCTGCCGTTGCCTACTATTCCAAATTCTCCATACACAGATGCAGAACTTATGATTCTTACTTCTGCTCCAAAATCTGTAAAATCTACCAGTGTAAATTCTGTAGCAGTTGCTCCGTTGGAAAATCTAATATCTTGAGCAACTATAGCATCATCTTCAAAATCTGTAGATCCAGCTTCTCCGTCGAAACGGGCCATAAACACAGTGTCTTCTGTAACAGATACTCTGAAGCTAGGTCCGCCCGATTCTGGTTCTACAGCAGTGCCCTTAATTACTCTTACATCGTCTACGTTACCTTGGAAGAAAGACTGTGATCCTTCAAACAGCGCGCCTATCACAAGAGGTTTGGCTGTGCCGTAATCAGTGTTATCTGTCCAGGATCCAATGTCTGTCCCGTTGAGATAAAGCGTTCCCGTAGAACCAGAGCGTGTGTATGCAACGTGATTCCATGCATTTACTGATAAATCGGCACTGCCTGTAACACGGTAATCACCTTGTACATATACTTCTGGCGTTAGGTTATCAATGTTAATTGCAACTGCATTGTCATTGATTTGTCCTGCACGAAAATCTAGCAGTCTAGCTACACCGATATTTGCTGTGGGGTAAAACCATCCTTCTACAGTAAAGTCGTCAGTGCCTAATCCAAAATCATCTTGTGCAGAAACACTTGCGTAGTCGCCGTCGCCATCTAAAAGTAGACTTGCTGAGCCAAACTTCTTTACAGTAGTATCAAGCTGTGCATCTCCATTTGCAGTAATAGTTTTTCCAGATCTTCTGTCTGCTGTTTCAAATCCGTCTTGTTTTCCCGAAACAAATATTTTTCCGTCTGCATCTACACGAGAAATTACACTGGATTCTAGCAAACTACCAGTGTCGTCATAATACTGTATTAGTTCTCCTTCGGTATAAGATCCTTGGAGTCCTGATACACGCAGAGCAGTTTCACCGCTGCTTCTTGCTCCAAATGATTCGTCTAGTGCATTAATACTCGTTCTAGCAAAATACGTAAAACAGTTCAGCCATTCTACTCTTACGCCGTTTTTAAGAGTCATTGCATCTACACCCGGTGTAATAAGAGTAACTTGGTTGAAAAGACAGCTAACCGATATACTACTTGCTGCAACAATGCTTCCATCGAGCAGTATTCCCCTGCCTGCATCCCCTGCGTCGTACCCTCTTGGGTCGGACTGTGAAGTCACCGATCCTTTTGTAATAACAGAAACGTTTCTTACATATGGTGATCGTGTTGTGATTGATATGCCGGGATTGAATTTGAACCCGTAACCAGTGTCTATGCTGCTGTTATAGAAAAAATCTTTAACGGTGAGATTTTCAACAGTGGACTCCCCGTTGAGCAAAAATGCATCATTGCTTTGAGTAATGCTGGTAGGAGTTACCGTCACTGTTCTTAAGCCGTGTCCTCTCAGTGTAACTCCCTGGGGTATAATAATAGGAAATGATTCTTGATATTCTCCAGGGTATACATATATCGTGTCACCTGCTGTAGATTCGCTAATTGCTTTACTGATAGTTGCAAAAGGATCTAGAATATGATCTCCGGTTTTCTGATCATCACCGTTTACTGCAACGTAGTATACATTTCCTTGTCTTAGTGTAAGGTCTATTCCGTCTACTTCTAGATTAGATGCATCTACCGAAGAAGCAACTAGACTGTCAGTAAATACGTCTGCAAATTCATTGCCGCCCTGAGTAGGATCTGATCCTAATGTGTAGGTATTATCCTGATCAGGAATTATGTCAGAATTAATCTCTGCATTGAATGTGATGTTGTCAGTATTTTCGTCACCTACAGTGATATTTCCGTCTGCACGAATATCACCTGATACAAAGAGATTGCCGTCTATGTTGAGATCTGATTGTACATTTACTGATCCTGTGCCGTTTGGATCAAAGTCAATGTCTGCATTCGAATCGACAGTTTGTATGAGATTGCCTTCAATTTTGAATGAATCTATTTCTAAACGACGAAGTGATATTACAGAATCTAGTGTAGCAAGATTAAGGTATTCTAGATTACTAGTTATTGTGTCGCCATCTATTGTAATGTCTGCAATATCGGCTTTATCTGTTACCTGAAGATTGGTTGTTTTTGTTGTGCCGTTGACGTCAAGATCGTGTTCAGGAGTGCTTGTTCTAATTCCTATTCGCTGATTGTTTACATCGAGATAGAGAAGATCTGTTTCAAACGCAAGATCAATACCGTTACGAAGAAGGTTCGACTTTAAAAGCGGACCAGAAATGCGACCAACAGATGCCATAATAATTCCTTAAACACGGGGATCCTGTCCCTCCAACCCAATTTTCAGCTTCTAGCTCTTTGCTGGTTGACCACAGTTTGTCCTGCTCGACATTGGTCGTGTCTTGCATTAATATTATTTATCAATTAACCAAACATTAGGGTGAGTTCGATTAGGATTTCGTTGTATTCTTCTTCGTCTACGAATCTAGAAGTACCTGCAGAATCAATCCAGATTGAGCCATCCCAGGTTTCTAGAAATTCAAGGTCGGTGTTAAATCTTGTATCTCCGATTTCAGGATTTGCATATCTACCTGTAGTATCGCCTACGGGAACAACAACCCCTGAAGTTCCACTTATCTTGGTATAGCCAAGATCGGTATTAGTTATTAGAAAATTATCTGTCTCTAGTCTAGAAATTGCGGAATTATCAAAAACAAAATTATCAAAAACAAAATTGTCTGCTGTGGATTTTTCTAACACAAGATTTTGATCAAGTTGAGAATTGGAAATCGTAGCGCCAATCGAAACATCATCTACTAAGAGTTCTGTAACATCAAGTCCTTGACTGTTTACATTCAAAATTTGTGCGTTGTTTGAGAATGCCTGAATTTCATTTGTTTGATTTGCTATTAGGCGTGTTTTTCTATCTGCAGAATATAGATTAGAAAAAGTAATTCTTTCCGGAACAAAACCTTCGAATAGTTGGTCCTCTAAATTAAACCTTATATCTGCAGCATTTTTCCCCAACAAGCTGTTATATTGAAATTCAGTACCAATAGGCAATTGTATTGCTTTAGAATTGCTGGAGAAATCTATT